CGCCGTTACAATGAATGACACTCCGCCCTCGTCTCCCGCCGCGTCCACACCCGAAATCGCGTAGTACAAGACTTGGTTCGCGGCGAGCGTGCCGCCGGATCCAATCGTCGCGGCCAGGCTGATCATTGGTACGCCTGCCCCCGCGGCTGTTCGCGCCGTAGGCGCGACAAAACTCACCGCCAGACTCGCCTGAATCGTCCCGTCGCTGCTCGTCGTGTCCGTCTCGACGACGCCAAACTCCACTAGTCCATTCGCATCCACAACGTTCCCCAACAAAGGCCGCGGGACTCCAATCGTGGCGGTCGCCTGCTGGTTCGTTCCGGCTGCCGAGCCCCTTTGTCCGTTCGAGTCGAGGTACCACGCGTCGTCATGGATCTGCGCCGTAATTACCGCCGTCCGGTAGTTTGTAGCTGGAGAGATCTTCAGAACCCGAAATGGTTGCCGGTTGAACCCCTCCTTTTGATACGTGACCGTGATAAGGTCGCCTGGCCTGATACCAAACGCCATGATGCTCGTTTCAAACTGAATCGATGTGTTGCCCGAGAGCGATTTGTCCAGATTGAATTTGAGCACACGGGCGGCTTGGTCGTAGTTGGGAAGCCCGATCGCCATCAGCGTCGCCGTCACTTGTTGGCCCGTCAGCTTGACGTCGTCCGGATCTACAACTGTGTAACTGTCCTGCTGGTAACTGTTCAAAGCGTCCTGAAAGTCTATGCTCAAGGAGTTCGGTGTGTCGGCAATACTGCGTGACGAAACCACGACACTGGGTTCTCCAGTCGCCTTGCGCAAGATTCCCGAAACCCCGGTCGTCCCATCGCCAAACTCATACGCCGGCCAGCCGCCATTCAGTGATTCGGTGCTATTGGACCACGTGCTTTGCGCCGCCTGCTGCAATGCTATCGAGTTCTCGACATTGACTTGCAGTATTCCCGCGGAGCCGTAAGTCAAGTAGAGCCGTGATGCATTGCGAATCCCTCGAATCACATCGCCCGCGCTACGTCTGTTTTGCAGAACCAGGTTGCAGCCAAATCGGGGAATGCTGATCGGGTTGCCGTTCAGGTCGGTCGAGTTGATCAGTTCATCGCAATACGCCGCCGCCGGCGCCAGCGTCGAATAGTCGATTTCCGCGGTGTCCCACCCGCTGCGCCGCAGCATGTCGTGCAAAATCCACACCGGGTTACTGGTGAATTCCTGGGTGAGTTGATTACCTTGGGCGTCATAAGTAGGAACAATCAGTCCTTGCGCCAGGACCTGCACAGAGGGCAGGGAGTTTCCATCACTGACTTGATTCGGAACCACCACCGACAGATATGCCATACCGCCGTATGGATCTCCCGCTGGCTGGCCGCCTGAATTCACGAAATTCAGATCGAACGCGCCGTCTCGCGTCCCCAGTGTAGGGATGTTGTACCATCCGGTGCCAGTCATGTTCTGACCGCTCACACCGAGGGGTATCTGATAACCGTTTACCAGCACCGTCAGCACGCCCTGCATCAGACCGATGCCGAGCAGCACCTCCATCCGCGTCAGGTTCCCGTCGTTGCGCGCAAAAACGACCGGCGGGTAGTACCAAGCCGTGCCGTACACCATCGGAACATAATCGTTGTATCGCGCTTGGTTTACCGCTACGGCAGAACTCGTCCAGCCCTTGCCATAGCCTCGCACCGTAATCACCGGCGGAATGTACTCGATTCCGCCAAACCGCGTGAACATCCCCCGCGCCTGGCAGTCAGTCGCAGCGTACCCACACGACGTAAATGGAACGCCGTTGTTCAGGTCGCCGCGGCCCCTGGGAAGACCGGCCGAGTAACCGCACGGGTAATAAGTAGAGTACCTGCCCTTGGCGCCCCCGTCAACGGCTTCCTGCTGTTGAGTGGATGTTGATGGGAACGTCCAGGGGCACAGCCGCTGTATCTTAATTTCGGGCAGAAAAACTCGCTGCATGCTCATCCGGTTCGTAGCTGTTACGCGGAACGTCGCTTCCTTGATTTGGTCCGGCGGATTGCAGATTCCCTGGAAAACCACCACCGCATCGGTCAGAGGCGTGTTGTAAGGTAGGTCATAGAAGACAAAGCTGATTGTAATGGTCGCTCCCCGGAACCCGGTACTCTGTTCGATCTCTGAGAAATAGGAGTCCGCGTTTGCCAACAGCAGTGTAATCGTTGGACTTCCGTCGACGCCTTGGTCTGAGGCGGTTTGAATGTCGAATGCGCTATGTTGCATCACGCGAGCCGCATAAGACGAGCCGCCAACTGTGATGGCGTGTGTGCACCAGTGCTCTCTGTCTCCGTTCGGTAACACACAGTCGACTATTACCAGCGGCGTGTCGGTGATCGTGCTTCCCTTCAACTCAGAGACTGTTTGCATAGAGGATGTTCACCGTAGCGGAATGGTGGTTAACGTCGGTCGATGTCAGCGCGAATACGTCGTCGCGGAAGCGTGCGCTCTCATAGACGCCGCCTGTAGTTGCGTTTTTGTATGCGGATGGCGACGGTTGCGCTTCCGCCTGCGGTCCAAACACGCAAATCGTGGCACCCGCTGGCAGGTGGATGCTGAACTCGACCGCCGGTCCCGTAGCACCGCCCGTGCCAGTCATCCGGACACGCTTCCACTCAGCGCCCAGCGCAAACCGGGCTAACGTGCTCCCGAGTTGCAGTTGCATCGTCACCGCTTCGCTACTCCAGGCATATACGCTGAAGCAGTACGTGTAACTGGTTGGTACGTTCAGTGTTTGCGCGAGGCTCTGCGCCGCCTGTCCCGAGTTTTCCAGTCGCCAAGCGTGGCTGCCACCCAGCGGGTCTGTTACATTGCCGGACAGCGCCAGAAACGGCTCCGCCTCCCAGACTGCGTTCGTCAGCACCTCGCTCCAAGCAAGCAGGTTTGCCGACGGATCAAGGAACGTGAAAGTGGTGAGCGATCCCTCCATATCAGTGAAGAACTGTTGCAGCGCCGCTAGCTCCGCGTCACAGAGATTGGCATATTGCAATCGCCAGCCGACGGTCTCTCCCGCCGGATCGGCCAGTTTAATAGAGCTTCTATCTGCTGCCGTGCTCACGATAGTTCGCGGCCTTCGCTTCTTGACAATCGGAAACTGGCTCGTCGCCCCGGTTACTAACTGCGGATAAACACTCGCGCTCATCCCCGATTCTCCTTCACGATCACCGATGTATTACCGCGCAGTTCCTCCACACTGGTCAGGTCCATCGAGTCGGAGGCGAAGCTACAGTCCGTGTAAGTGTGGTTGTCCCATGGGTCCGTAAAGGAAAAGCTACCGAAGCTGCCTTGGTTCGATTGTAGAAACTGCTCGATTGCCGCCATTTCCGTCTCATCCAGCTCGGTCAACCGGATCGCCCACTGGTGCAACGGTCCCGCGCAATCCCGGTAACGCTGCTCGGTGCCGTCCACGAATCGAACTACCTGGTTTTGAAAGACAATTGCTCTGGTCGCCGGATATTGCGTGACGGCGTTGCTTTTGAGGGTTGGGAATGATGCCATATCACAGATCGCCAATTACGTCGTTGATCGAATTCATGTTCAACATCGCGCTTCGCACCGCCTGCGCGATGTCGCCGCTTCGGTCCATGATGGACTGCGCGTCCATCGCCTGGATGTTTAGCGTCATCTGCGGCGGTGTCGCTCCACTTTGAACGGCATTACCCCCGTTTCCAGTCGTTGAAGAGTTGCCGGCTCCTGAGGGGGCTATAGGGGAGTTACTAGTCGCGATCGAGGTGGGTAGTGCCGTTTCCGCCAGCCGCGGCATCCCCAGTTGGTCGTAGTCCGCCGCCGCCAGCCCGCTCGGTGTGTCTGCGCTCACAAAGTCGATGGAAGATGCCTTCTGGTATTTCCCGAGCTTCGGGGGTGCCGCGGTGCCTCCGTCGAACAGTCCCATTAGCCCGCTCACCAACGGAACAATCCCAAGCCCGCCTTCGAAGAACGTCGTCACCGCCGATTCGATCGTGCTTCCGGTCCCACCCGTGCTTTGCTGGCTCGCTGCGCCGCCTGCGGTGCTCGTTCCCACCGAAGTGGATGCGTAGCCCGGTGCACTTGTGGAGTTGTTTGTTGTCGCGAGTGCGGCGCCCGAAACGTCTTCCGCTAACGGGCCGTCACTCGACTCGGCAGCCTCGTGCGGCGCCGGCAAGGTCGCTGCGTCCGCGCCTGCCGCCTCTTGGAAGAAACTAAGAAGTTGCTCTTGCGCTTTGCTGCTCATACTTGGTTTCCGTCCCGAGCTCCTTCTCCAGAATCGCGAACGCTTCTACCTGTCGCGCCGTCAGATACTCTTCGTTCATCAGACCTAACCGCCGTCGAATGAAGAACTCCTCGACCGTCGTTTGGCTCTCCGCCGTAATGAATGACCTGGGACACGTCCCCAGCCTCACGCCCCTGCGTGCCCACACCGGTGGCCCGCCAGCAGCGCAGTTTGCGGGCAGCCAGCCGCATCTGCGCTTTGCCTCCAGGCCGGACTTTCGGCAAGCGTCGCACCTCCACCCGGCCTGGTTGGAGAACTGAAAATGAAAGGCGACGATCAGTTTTTTCGTTCTTCCCCGCTCAGGCCCGTCTCGGTCTTGACGGCCGCCAGCGCTTCCCGGAACAGTTCCTCGGGCCCGCTTTCCGCCAACGCCGCTGGAGTTGCTTCCGCACCGTCCAGTTCCAGGCCGGAGACTTTTACTAGCCCCCACATCAGGTACAGCCGATTCACCTCAACCTGAACCAGCGTCGCGTCCATCTTTTCCCCGGGCTCCTGGGAAGCCTCCAGAAACTCCATCCGCCGCGTCAGTTCTCGGATCTGCCGCATCAGTTCAACGCGTCGCGCAAAAGACATTCGCGCGATGCGAAACCTGACCCCCGGCGCGATCTTGGATGCCACATCCTTCACGCTTTCGTATTTCATACTTATCCAAACGCGATGGCAATTTCGTTGTCGACCGTGCCTTGCGCACGCGACGGCTTGAACACCCATTGCAGCCGGTTCGCGCTGTCGTCGAACTGCGGAACCTGCGGGATTACACTCTGTAAGTACACACCCATCACCTGGCCCTGCATTTGGCCGAGTTGGAACATCAGGCTGATCGGCGACTGTTGCCGCGCCGCCTGGTACAACGCTGGTGTTGCGCTGTCAGTCTGGCTGTACAGCCCGATCGCTGCCTGCACCGTTCTCTGTCCCGGCGAGATCGCTTGCGGAAGGCTGAAACCGAACTCGCGTGACCGCGTGTCCAGCCCGTTCTTGAGCACAATCGCTGCTTCCGTAACCGTGAAGAACTGTGCCGCTGTACTTCCCAGCCACGCCTGCCCTAAGTTGCCCGGCACGACCGAGTAGTCGAACGCGGCTACTTCCGGTTCCACCGGATAGCTTGTCAGACTCCCCTGTCCTGCCGTGAAACTCGCGCTGTCCACCACGTCTTGGGCTAAGCCACGAAAATGGAATTGATGAAAGTCGCCGTTGATTTGGATTTCCATCTCATCCACTGCGGCGCCGCTCAGTATTCTTTGCACCGCACCCGCCGGATCCCAGTAGTCGAACAATGTGGCGCTCGGAAGTTCCGTCGCCGGTTGGTAAGTGACCGCTGCCCCGACCGTGGCTCCGGTCGCCGGTGCCGACGCAAACGGGGCGTTAATCTGCACCGTATTCGCGTCCACTACCGCCGCCACAAACCGTATTTCGCCGCCGCTGGCAACGGCTTGGATTGCGCTCAGTCCGTGGGGCGATGCAAACGCCAGCGTCGTGTCGGAGCAGGACGCCACTACGCCACCGTTAAACAGCAGCGGGGCCGCGCCCAAAGCGGCCTGAAACAATGGCCCATATGCCGGACCGCCCCCTTCGGACTGCCAACTCGTCATGTATGTCTGCAGTTCGAATGCGGTGTTGCGCCGGCCGCCCGCCGGCAGCCCGGGAAACGTCCTGCTTCCCGTCTTGTCTTTCCGGTTCGTGACCTCGGGTTGCTGCTGCACGGTCAGCTTGAGCGCCGGAATGCGATTGCTCGCCGTGATCGAAGCCACGCTTCCGTACCCGCTTTCCAGCGCCGTGTAGAAGCGATTTGCGTTTGAAGATATATAAGAGGCCATCTTAGTTGATACTCACTCCAATCTCGAATGTCACTTTGGCCGTCTGAACGAGGTTCTTGCCTCCGCTCTTTACGGCTCCGAATGCAACCTGGTACCCACCCGCATAGTACATCCCGCTGCCCCAGTCTCCACGGTTGGAATCGAGCGTATGCATCACCGCGCTTGTGTATAACTCAACGGTGTCTTGCAGCCCTTCCAGCCGGTCCTGCGAGTGCCGCACTTCAATCGCCATCTGCGAGACCCCAGAGAACGTCCGGAATTTCTCCACTAACTGGTTCGCGAGTTTCTCGCAGTAGACGTTGAGCGCCGGATAGTGAACCGGCTTCGCTCGCTCCACAATGTCCAGCGCAACGTTTTCGGCCAGGATCTGCGCCGTCCCCAGCGGCGACACTGTCGTCACCCCGCCAAGTGCCATGGCCTCCAGGCTGAGATTCACGCCACTGGACCCCGTCAGCAACTGCACGGTCTTGGCCGTCGCCGTGTTTCCTATCGTCTTAGCCATCAGCCCCTCTGTATCAGCCGCGGCAGCGCTTGCAGGTAGTTCGGCTCCTGACCGAATCCCGGCTTGCCTCCCGTCGCGCTGATCCACACCGGCTGCACCCACGCCACACCCACTTCGAGCGGCGAACTGTTTTGCAGCGTCACACTGTCCGGGTCCGTGCCAACGTACACATTCCAACCCGTGGCGTTCGCCGGCACCGGCCCGAGGAGGGCCGAAAACGAGCTCGACGATGTCGCAATCGCCGCTGGAATCGCGCTCGCTCCTTCTTCGTTCGTCCGGTTCACCCAGGCCGCCGTCACATAGTAGATGTTGTCCGGCAGGCTTCCGGGCGCCGCCGCCAGCACCGGCGTCAGCGCGCGCGCAACTGGTATCGACGCCATTCCGGCTCCGGCGTCGATCAGTCGCTCGCGATACGAGTTAGCCATCTTCTGGAACTGCTCGCTCTTGCCCTGGTAGCGGTCGTTCAGTTGGCTGTTGTACGCGTCGGCGTACACCAGCTCTAGCGTTCGGTAGGCGTGCCACAACTTGAGCGCCGTCGTCACCACCACGTCGTTCAGCTTCGGCCTCACCATCGCCCACACCGGGCGTTCCGCCATTTCAGTGCGCTTGAGCAGCGCATTCAGATCCAGCCCGATCTCGTCGTAAGCCAGTACCAGCTTGCGCTTCACATCGATCCCCTCGGAGCTGGCCACACTCATCAACTGCGAGTCCAGCCCCGCCATGAATTCGATGTGAGAAGGTGGTCCGTCGGTGAATAGTGCCATACGCCTACGCCTGGCTCCTGGCCCGCTTTCCCGCGTCCTGGATTCGGTTCCACTCCGCCATCGGCAGGAATGTCATTTGTACCTTGGCTGCCGCCATGGCTTCCTCCGCCGCTTGCTTGGCTTTGGCGCGTGCTTCGCGAAACGCCGCCGCGTCCGCTTCTTTCGCCAACCGCACCGCGCCTTCCACGATCAGTTTCGCTGCCAACTCAGGCGTCACTTCGGTCAGTCTGCCTGCGGGCCCCCCGTCCGGCGTTTCCAGGCTTTCCACCACTGGAAATGCGTCGCCTATTTTCGCTTGCGTGTCCCGTATCTTCTGGTAGTACACTCTCAGATCCATCCCGCTCTCCTCGCATTGAATTGCGGACCGGCCGTTATCTTACGTCGGCCGGCCCGCTTCGCGGTTCCGTTTAGCTAAGTGTTGACCTGCACGCCGCATGCGTTGCGCAGCACGCCGCAGCCGTACAGCACGTCCACCGTGAATTGCTGCGCCAGCGTGTTCGGCTGGTAGCTCATCACCACCCGTACGCCGAAGTTGCCCAGTTCCGCGTACTCCGCAATCGCGCCCGTCCCAGGGAGAGGTTGCGGCAGCCGGCGAACCACCAGGCCGATAGCGTCCCGCGTGAACGCCAGATTGTGTGTGTTGATCGGGGCGCTTCCCGTCTTCGGCACGAACTGCGACCGGAAAATATAGAAGTCTTTGTACTTGCCGATCGTCCCGTCAATCAATGCCGCCAGGCCGGCCGCGCCCGCCGTCTGGAACTCTTCGAACAGAGGAATCTGCCGCCATGCCGAGTAGGCCGCTGAGTCCACCACGATGTACTTCGGCTCGTTCGGCGGCGCCTTAGCCAGGAACAGCGCCGTTTCCGCCGCGTCCACCGTGGCTTCCGTCAGCGCCACACCCGCCGTCCCTACCGCCGTGTTTGTCGTGAATCCCGCGTACAGGCCCAGCAGGCTCGTTTCGATGCTCTGCGCGATCGCTGCCACCGCCGGCTGCATGTAGATCTTCAGCAAGTCCGGCACCGCCAGTATCTTCGTCACGTCCGGAATCTGGAAAGTCGCTTCCGCGTGCGTATTCAGCACGATCTGCGCGTTGCCCAGACTCGGATTCTGCAGCGTTACCGTTCCGCCGGCCGCGATGTTGTTGGCCACTAGCGTCGGCGGGATCGGCACGTTGACCGTATCGCCCGCATTCGCTAGCACGGGTTCGTAATCGCGATTGACCAGGTTTCCCATCACCAGGTTTCCCACCAGCACCGGCAAAGCGTCCGCCGCCACCAGTTTCACAATCGCGTTCGCGACGTTACTATTTGTAATTGCTCCCATTCTCTCTCCTTGGTTTGTTGTTGCCGGCCCTGTTGGCCGGACTTGTTACTACAGACCCCTTAAGGTCTGCGACGCCACGCGCACGATTTCCTCTCGTACCCGCCGCATGTCTTCCGCGCTCATGCCCGGCCGGATTCGGTCCAGCGTCACTGCCTCGCCTCCACCCACCGGACTCTTCAGCATCCCTGCCATTCCGCTCCCCCCGGGTATGCGCGCCGGCAGAAACTCCGGGTTTTCTTTAACGAACGTCGCCAGGTAATCGCGCGCCGGCACGTCGCCGTTCTCGCCCCGCGCCACCAGTCGCCCGTCCTCGCTCCGCACGATGTCGTCCTGCACCGCCTTGAAGGCCAAGTCCACCTTCGCTACCCCCAGGCGCTGTAGCTCCGCGCGCACCGCCGACGCGCGTTCCGCCTCTTCCGCCACTTTCCGGCTGCGTTTGTTCTCCTCCACCAACTCGTTCACGCGGCGCTCTAGTTGCTCCCGCCGCCTTCGCTCTTCCTGTAACTCTGCTTTGTGCGCCGGCTCGGCTTTGGCCTGTTCGTTGTTGACGAATTCCTGGATCGCCTGCCGCACTACCGCTTGAACGTCGATTCCTTCCATACACCCCTCTCCCCGCATCCCCTCGCAACTCACTCGCGTGTCGCCACCCTCGCCCGACCCAGTGAGACCGCCCGCGTCTTCCGCCATCCTATTCCGCCCCTTCGATCTCTTCCGCTACCTGGCTCTTCACTTCCTGCCGCGCGTTCGCCAGGTATTGGTTCGCCAGCCGCTTGTAGATCTGCTTGGTCAGCGTCGGCGATTGTATGCGCAGGTTCAGTAGCTTCTGCGCATCGTCTAGCTCCGTACTGAAATCGTCGATGTCGAATTCGTCCATCCCCGCGACGTCGATGGAGACTTCGTCCTGCCGTGCCGCCGCCATCGCCCACAGCACCTGCTTCATGCTTTCCCGTACCGTTGTCCCGTACGCCCCAAGCACCTCGGCCGTCGTCGCGAAGTCCAGTTGTTTGCCGAGCGCCGATTGGTTGGCCGAACTCGATGCCCCACCCATCGCCTGGTTGTTCAGGTAACAAACACGGTAGATCTCGTCCTTCATCTGCACCAGGTTGTCCGCCGCGATCTGGTATACCTTCCCCTCCGGCTCCGTCCACCCGAACTTATCCTCCGGTCCAAGTTGGATGTAATACGACTCGCCCACGATTTGGTTCCACTCGCGTTCCGAGTAGATCACCGGCATCGCGAACAACCCCATCGTCAACGCCCACCCCAGCGCGTTCGACTTGTTGAAGTGTTCCAGTTGCAGCAGCGCGGCTCGGTTCATCAGCCACAGCCCCTCGCTCACTCGCATCTGGAACAACGGCACCCGGCCTAGTGACGCCAGCGCGTGCCGCCCCTCGTCGATCTTCTCGATCGGCTTGCCCTCGCCCGCCTTCCGGTAAACCTCGAAGTTCTCCTTGTCGTAGTAAATCCAGCGCGTTTCCTGTTCCCAGTGCGCATCCGTCACTTTCGACTGCTGCAAACACGAGGTCCGGATTACCGCCCAGTCCAGCCCGCCGTTCGGGTCGTGATTCCAGTTGATGACTTCGTCCGCGCCGTACTCCACTAGGTATGCGCGCGACGTCCCCGCCGCGTCTTCTTCCGCCCGCGTCAGTGCCGGCCCCGCACTGCGCGGAAAGTCCACCACCAGGTAGCTCGACCCGCACACCAGCGCCTCCACGAACCGTTTACGGAAGAACTCGCTCAGGCTCGTGCCCCGCAAGTCACAGTCGTTCGCCAGTTTGCTGTAGAAGTCCTTCGCCCCAGCGTCGGCCCCCTCCAGCATTAGCGCCGGCGCACGATGCATCACCGTCGCTGCGTACCAGTCCACGATCGAACCGATGTAGTTCTGATAGAACACCCGATTCAGCCGCTCCTGGTAAACCTCGCCCGGTTCTTTGTGCCGCCGCAGCAGGTATTCACCGGCCCGCGCTCGCAACTGGTCGCCGCCCAGGTACAGGTCCTTGTAACGTCTCCACGTCGTCTTTCGCGCGATGTATTCCGGATGCTCCCGGTTAATCGTTTGCATGATTAGAACAATCGCTCCTGTTTCTCCCCAATTCCGGGAAGCATTCTGCATTCCTGCCACAACAGGTACCCCAACGCGTCCGATAAGTGCGTCCTCATTCGGTCCCGATCTTTGTCCACTACGTTCGAATCGGCCTTGTAAGTCACCTGTTCCAGATCCTTGATCAGTTCCTTGCACCGCGGGTCTGCCAGCAGCCCTACTTCTCCCGCCGCCGATCGCAGCTTCGCGTTCGTCAGGTTGATCCGGTCCCGCACACTCGGATTCGCCCTCGGTACGTGGTACTGGAGTCTTATCCCCGAGTGAGCCCGAAAGTAATCCCGGACCATGTCGTAGTCCGTCGCGCCCGTCGTCTGCCGCTGGTTTCCCGAAGCGTCTCCGTAGATGTGAACGCCCGCCCAATGCTCCGGATACCGTTTCAGAAATTCCTCGCAGGCATCCATCGTCGTTCCGTTCCGCACCACGATCTCGTCCAGCACTTTTACTTGCGATCCCACGACCTGTACCACCAGCGAACTCATCGGATCCACGTTGAAGTCCAACGCCCACAACAGCGGCAGTCGCTGGTCGCGACCCATGTCTTGCGTGTTTCCCGCCCGCGTGAACGAGCTGTAAACCGTGCCTCCGCTCAGGCTCACGTACGCACCTAGCGCTTCCTGCTGGAAAAACCGCTCGTCGTAGCTCTCCCGCAGCCGATCATAGAAGTCCGGCACCCTGTCAAGTAAGTGCCGGTTTTCGTAAGGCTGTGCCACCACGACTCCGTACCCTTTACCGGGTTCCTCCATGAATTTCCGAAAGACCCAGTCGTAACCCTTCGGTGTCCACACGGCGAAGCCGCACAACCGCTGCGCCTTCGGGTCCCGCAACCGTCCCTCCAGTCGCAGCCACGCAGCCTCCGGCGTGTAAGTCAGTTCGTCCAGTCCGAACCACGCCAGGTTGGTTCCCCGCAGTCGCTCGAATTCGTCCACCGGCCGGAACACGATCCGCGAACCCGTGTCTTTCATTCGCACCGCGTTTTCTGCCTTGTTGTGCTCGTACGGGATTCGGTTGCTGTCCAGTATCTCGAAGAGCGTCGACTGCGTCGCGTCCCGTAGCATCTGGTAGGTCGGCGCCCCCAGCAGTCCCATCCGCCTTGGGTTCTGGTAACTCAGCCGGATCGCTTCCTGGCAAAGCGCCTGGCTTTTGCCGCTCCCAATTGGCCCGGAAAACCCCTTAAAACGCGCTCTTAGCTCATGAAAGGATTTCTGCGAGGGAAGTGGGGCATAGGCTATTTCTCGGTCTTTGACGTCAGTGGCTCGACCCATGTCACTTTGATCTCCTTCGCCTCGTCGGATGCCTCCTCTAACTCATTTTTCATCTGCACCAGTTTGATGTAGTCCCCCACCGAGGGGCTGAAATTGGCGTCTGTGATTCTGTCCTCGAACTTGGCGATGGTCTGCGCTAGTACTTCCGAAACCTTGAGCTTCTGTTTGAGCGCCTGGTAGAAGCCGCAATCCTCGCAAGGTCTGATTTCCTTTCTTGCCTTGCTCGGCACCTTGCTCGCCATTGTTTGTCCCCAAGAAACTCGGCTCCGCGATTGACTTGTGAAGCCGTGCAACTCTCTTCCCGACTTGAATGTATCATCGGCGTGCTCACGCACGCGTCCCGAAAGCCTTCTCAACTTATTGAAAACTAACGGAAGAAAGTTTTTTCTGCGTTGGTGAAGACGATTTGGATCGCCGCAGCGCACGCAGTCTTGCGTGCAGGGTCGAGAGTCGTCTCGACCTCCCCTACTCCCGCGGCACACACGTTTGCCGCAGTGGCGCGCGCCTTCGTGCGAGCCGTATCGGGACTCTCCTCGACACTTGCTCGCGGCGGGGGGAGTGCCGGCCAGCGGCATAGGTGCCGCCCCGCGCCGTCTATTCGCCCGCTATCGCCGCTTCTCTCGCCGGCGCCCGATGCAACTCCACCTTCCACCGCTTCATCCACAGGAACAGCGTCAGCAGGCCCCACAGATGGTATCCGGCATTGATGCGCCTCTCCATGTGGTCGCGGATCAGCGTCTCAATCGCCCCTTCCTCGAATATGCCGCTCGCCTGTACCGCCTCCCGCGTCAGCGTGTCCATCAGCAACCGCCGCAACGGACGCCGGAACCAGTCGTGCGTCGGTATGTCGAACCCGGCCTTCTTTCGGTTGAGTACACGCTCCGGCAGCTTCCCGCGCATCAGTTCCTTCAGCACGTACTTCTGCCGCCATCCGCGAATCTTCAGCCGCACCGGTAACCGTGCCGCGAATTCCACGATCCGATGGTCCAGTATCGGCGGCCGTACCTCCAGCGAATGCGCCATACTCATGCGATCCGTTTTGTATAGGATGTCGTCCGGCAAGTAATAACTCTGGTCCACCCTCAGATATCGTTCCACCACTCCGCGGTTGCTCGTCGACACTTGCCGCGCTAACTCCGCCAACCCGTTGTCGCCGCCGCCGCGCCGGATCGCCCTAAGTTGTTCGTTCGAAAACGTCCCATTCCAGAAGAAGTGCGCTTCGTCCGCTTCCAGCAGGCTTCCCTCAATCCCGCGCTTGATCTTATACTCCAACCCGATCTTCTCGTCCGATACCGGCACGTATCTCTCCAGTGCCCCATGAACAGCGCGCCGCAACCAACGCGGCGTCCATCGCAGCGGCCTCGCCAGCCGATCCGCCTGGTACGTCTCATACCCGCCGAATAGTTCGTCCGCGCCTTCTCCCGAGAGCGCTACCGTCACATACTCCCGGGTCATCTTTGACAGAAACCACACCGGCAGCGCCCCTGCATCCGCGCTCGGTTCGTCTGAGTAATACGCAAAGTCCTGGATCGCGCTTTCTAACTCGGTCTCCGGATTCAGGTCGAATTCGTGGTGATCCGTTTCATACACTTCTGCTATCTCGCGAAAGTACGAGCTCTCATCGAAACTCCTCCCTTGAAAGGAAATCGAAAAGGTTTTCAGTCGGCTTTCGCTCTGTTCCGCCGCATAATGCAGTATCGTCGAGGAATCCACTCCGCCCGACGCCCACACGCCTAGCGGCACGTCCGAGACTAAGTGCTCTCTCACCGACTCTCGCAGCAGCCCGTCCAACTCTTCCTTCGCCGCCTCCAGCGAGTAGGCGCGCGCTCTCTCGCGCGGCGGTTCCCACCACCGTTCCATCCGGCACTTCCCGTGGCTCCATTCGAGTAAGTGCCCCGGCGGCACCTTGCGAACCCCTTCGATAAGTGTCCTGTCTCCCGGTACATAGTTGACCGAAAGATACCGGTCCAGCGCCTGCTCGTCCAGCCGGCGTGGAATGTGTTCGTGCTCGAGGATTGCCTTCAGCTCGCTCCCAAAATACAAATCCTCCCCGCTGCGGTAGTAATACAGCGGCTTGATCCCCATCCGGTCGCGCGCCAGCACCAGCCGCCGCTTCGTCTCCGACCACAGCGCCACGCCGAACATCCCGCGCATGCGCTCGAAACATGCCGTGTCCCATTCGAGAAACGCCCGCAGCACCGTCTCCGTGTCGCATTGCGACCGGAAGCGATGCCCCAACCGCTCCAATTCGCGCCGGATCTCTCTGTGGTTGTATATCTCTCCGTTGAAGACAATCACCGTGTTGCCGTCGTCGCTGAGGATCGGTTGATCCCCGCCGCCCAGGTCTATAATCTTCAGCCGCACCGCGCACAGCGTGATTTCGCTGCCCTCGTATATCCCCTGTTGGTCCGGCCCCCGGTGATGGATGGCCCGCAGGATGCGCCCGGCCACATCCCGGTCCCACACCCCACTCACACGCGTGAATCCCGCAATTCCACACAT